GCCGTTAGGCACGTCTGTGCAGATGAACCAAGCGTTGGTGTCAGTCAAATAGTTGTTGACGGTGTAACCCCCGGGGATTGAACCGTTGTTCATCAACGCATTGATGTCGTTGTCAGCAGTGCCGGTACGCAGGCTTGTTTCCAGCAAGCGAGTAGCAACGAATTGCAGCGCAGGTGGAACAATCAGCTTACGTGGTTTTGCAGCAATCAACAGACCACGCTCATCCGTCCAAGCGGCGATCTGAATAACAGAGGCTTCCAAAGAAGTCTCGTTCAAATCAACTTGGGTCGAAGGAGTGTTGGAGTTAACACCACCGCCAACGGTTGGGTGCGAAGTGCTAAACAGAGGAACGCCATCACCGCCGTAATACTGGCTGGAGTTGGTGAAACCGTTGTTCAGAACAGCAGCAGCCTTGGTCTGCTTGGTGTACGCCATAGCGCGAGCCAGCGACTTGGTGTAGCGTGCCGACAAGCTGTCATACAGATTGTCTTCAATCGCTTCTTCAGTAATACTGAAGCCAAGGGCGATGGTTTCGTGCGTGTAGCGAGTAGAGAAAGCTTCCTGCGCGTTGTCATAAGCGATGGCAGAGCCCTCGTTCTTGACAGGTGCAGCACCAAAGCCGGACAGCTTGGTCTCTTCCTCAAAGGAACGCTCAGAGGTTTCAGTCTCGTAGATTTCCTTGTGTTGCTCGCCGTAGCGTGCGTACTCCATACCAAACAAAGCGTTCAGACCGGGGAGCAGTTCTTTAAGTAGTTGTGCGCGTGAAATTGCCATGATTTAACTCCTTACAGGCCGACGTTGTTTAGATACGAATGGGCACTGGGGTTGAACTTAACCAACACATCAGTGTACGCGTCGCCGATTGCCGAGAAGCCTTGAATCTCAACAAAGCCCACAATACGGAAAGCCGCAGCGGTGGTTACCACTGTAGATTCCAAAGCGCTGGTCGAGTTACCAGTGGTCGTAGAACCAGTGGATGTGCTCTGTACAGCGGCAAAGAAGGTGTTAGTGCCCAAAACTGATTGAGCGCCAGAACCATCTAGCTGTGCTTGGAAAGCAACGCTTGGGTCGGTAATAACCTTAGCCGTAACCACACCGGTTGTGCCGGAAGGGTAGTACTGCGAGTTAATCACTTGACCTTGTGCATTGACATACTGGCAACCGACGAAAACGCCGATTGCACCAATGCCGCTGCCGCCAAGGTTGTTGGTCGTAATGTCGGCACCAGTGGCGGTGGAGATGGCTAGATAGCCGTCTGCGCCAATAATGACTACTTGACCATAGAAAATATTGGTGGCCTCGCCAGCAGGGTCAATCAGAAAAGTCTGAGTTGCACCTGCATAAGGCATGCCATCAATACGGTTAATGGGACGTAGCCCATAGGGGGAAGCTGTAGCTGCCATTTAATGACTCCTAAAATTTAAGTACCAGAACCGAAAGTGACTTTCGACTTCTTATCGACGATCATCGCCATATTAGATCGAGCGTCTCTATCGCGAAGAAAATTGCTGTCTACTGATTCCATCTGCATTTTGTTCTTTTGATCGTGCTGTTGCATGCGCGATGCCAAGATTTCAGACGGGATGCGGCAGAGCAACAGACCACCCACTTCGATGTTTCCTTTGAAACGACCTTCAGTGGCAGCGTGCATCATGAGCTCAGGATAATCCTCTGCTTTGCAGGGCTCGTATCCTTCGCGCAACTTGGAAGAAATATTGCCGGGATCAGCTACACCCAGAGTTGAGATGCGTACCCAACGAGGTGTCCAACCGGGCCGAGGGTCTGGTGATGGCAAAGTTTCAGGTGCACGCCAAACCATTGGGCGCTTCTCTGTTTCTCTGCTATCGGCTTCACGACTTTTACGGTTTTGTGTTTGCTGTTCCATTATTCATTCCTTCCAAGTAAAGCAACCTGTTTTGCATACTGCTCTGGGGTAATCCCAAGTTTACGAGCTAACGAAACTTGAGACGCCTTCAGCTTAATGCGACTGGGCGGAGTGCTACGTGCTGCCGAGGCAACAACAGTAGCAGGTTTTGAGGCACGGTGTGGAGGGGCTGCCTCTTCAACCGGTTCTGACTGGTTTTGGTAAGGATCGTCATCATCCTCATGGCTCCCGAAATTCTCGGGGAATCTTTTACGCATGACCTTGTCGATTGTTTTGAAATAATCGTCAGTGCCAATATAGTCAGCACCATATTGCTTTTGCAGCTTTTTGTCAAGACCCATTGCAGACATGGTCATTTCTTCATCTACACCGAACCATTCGGAGTTTTCGGAAATCCATGCCTGCGTCTTTGGAGCAACTTTATTAGGTGCTTGGCGAACTGGCGGGGGCTGGTCTTCTGTAGCCTCAATTGGCCTCATGGAGTGAGCCCGGTCTATCCGCATTGTGGCTTTGGTGATCTCTTCTTGAGCCGTAGCCAAGCCGTCTGAATCGCCCGACTCAAAGGCTTCTTTCATCCGCTTCTTGGCGTTATCAAGCTCCAACTGAGCAGAGCTTTTATTCTGCTCAATAAATACTTCGCTGCCAGATTTAAGTTGTTCCTTGAGCCTTTTATTCTCTTGGTAAACCTGTTGGGCAAATTCTTCTGCGGCTGATCTTTCACGTTCAGCACTTTCTTTTGCTCGACGTTCATCGTGGTATCCACGGGTAAACTTCTTGAGTCTGGCTTGAACCTTTTCGTCGTAAGAGGATAACTCTTCGTCGGTTGGGTCTTCGGGTGGTGGGGCAGCCTTGCGGTTGCGATCCTTTTCTGGAGTATCGTCTTCAATCTCCAATTCAAATGCCGACTCTTCTTTAGAAACCTGCTTATCAGAAGACTCAAAGTCGTCACCGATGTGTTTTGGCAGTGGCATGTTTTACTCCTTATGATGCACGTGAAATACCACGGGGGTCTTCTACAACCGCTTCAACCGAATCATCATTGATGATGCGGAATTCACGGCCATGAATCTTCAGGCGGGTGCCTGAATTGGGGCGGACGATGACAAAGTCACCTTCCTTACAACTCGGCCCACTAGGGAACCGAGTGGCGTCTTTGTAGCAATCAGGCCCTAGCTTGACGACAAACAGCACTGGAGTTAGCACCTCTTCATAATGGATAGTCTGGCTGGCTTTAATCAGCGAACTATCTTCAAACTCTTCGGGCGCGTCGGGTATGACACAGAGCATCATAAATCTCTTTGGGTCCGGCAACTGTTTGGCTTTTTGTTCGGATGTCTTATTCAAAATACCCGACAAATCTACCGCAGCGACATCAAAATCAGTCGTCATTATTTATCTTTCGCACAAGGTCGTTAATAATAATGTCAGCGTGGTTTAGACCAAGGATAACGCCACAGACATGTTGGTAATCAGCAAAATCCTTTGCACAACCAGAGTTAATAAATTCCTCTCGGTCCTGCCGCATTTTTCTGATTTCCTTTTGCACAAGCTCTAAGGCTTGGTAATCACTTGACATTTAGCTCCTTCCGGGGGTTCTGGGGCGATTCATCATTGCCTTACTTTTAGCAATATCTGCCCCGATTCGCAGACCTTCAAGTTCTTGCTGACGTGTCAGTTTGTCCTTGGTGGCTGCGGCTGATGCTGCCACTTGCATGGCGGCAATTTCTTTTTGAGACTCAATCCGAGACTCTTCAATCCGAAGCTGGTCAGCTTTGGCTGCGGCGTCCATCTGCATCTTCTGCTGTTTAAGCTGAAGTTCACCCTGTTTAATTTGCAGTTCTTGCTGTTGCATTTGTACAACAGGGTCCTGCATTTGTTGCTGGGCGGCTTGCTGTTGGGCTTCTGCGGTGTTCTTTTGGAACAGTTGTTGAGAAGCCTGAGCAGCCATCTGCGCGATCTGATTTGCCAATTCCGGGCTGACAGTTTTGTTCTGCTCTTCTGTTGGCAGCGGCAGGCCCATCGTCTCTTGGATTTGACGGCGGTACTCAAAGCCTAAGTGCTCATTGATGTGGGCCATCATCGCGGCCTGAATCATTGGAGCTTGTGGGTTTTGAGCCCACAGTTGACCCATCTTGGGGTCCTGCATGGCAAGCATGTGGACTTGGATGTGGGCTGTATGGTTCTGCTCCATAAAGGCTTTGATTGGCTTACCGATCAAAACCTGCTGGTTTT